TTGAGCAACCTGTCTATAAAATTGTGTTTTTTCTCCGCGCTTTCCTGCCTGAAATATCTATCAAAAATCTTGTCAGTAACCGAATTCAGCAGCACTTTATCTGTTGGGGTCATATCCGGCCGGTAATGGGCGTGAGTTTCGTTTATCTGCTCTTTTGCCTCGGCTGCGGGCCGCTGAATCATTTCTCCTTCGCCGGTTAAAACCCAATTTAGATCCCAACCTTGTTTGCTACATTCAATTGCTATTTTGTCAACAGGAACACTCCCACGATTTTTCCTCTGTGACAGGTTAGTGCTTGTAATACCGAACATTTCCCCCACTTGGTATTCAAACTTGAGCCCGGTTAGTTGCATCAATCTAAAAAATATTTCTTCAAATTGCTTTTTTGTGAATTTTTTAGTTGACAATATAGCAACTCCGATTTATTCTTTACCTGTCTAAAGGCAACATTAAAAAAGCGAGGCGAATATGGAAATTCAAAAAAGTAATCTCCGGTTTAAAATTCTCGATTCCCTTGTCAGGCTTCACCTTCTGGAGCGGGCAGAATCGCGCCGATCTCCAACCCCATCAAGAGAAGTTGGCTTGATACTTCGTCTGCCTGGGCTGCGGTCATTCTCATGGAATGGTCGCAGAAGGGACACCGGTAATAGTTTCCAGCGAGTAATTCAGCGGTATCAATCAGGTTTGGTTTCCCGCAGGCCTCGCACGCAAACCTGACAGCCAGGGAAATGATAACCCCTGCTTCATAGCGGAAAAGTTTCATGCTTCACCTCATAACACCTTAATCTAAAGACTTATACCAGAGGACAGACAGCCATGCAAGAGATTTACGACTGGAGCCAGTTTATTCCCCGCCTGAAGGAACGCGGGACAAATATGGCTACCTGGTGCCGGGACCACGATTTCAACCGAAAGACGGTTTCGGCGCTTCATTGCGGCCGGTATATCTATTTCTGTAATTACGGGCCGAAAGCCAGGAAGATCATCGACCAGGCTATCAAGGATGATCTAATTACACCGGCAGACGTGGAGGCTGTTTGTCATAAAATAGCAGTCTAGTGCAAAAATCTTCAATTACAGTTTCTTATATATTTAATAGGGGGCATTCATGGAGAGTTACGAGGCGCTATCCACAGCTATTAACCGCAACACGGTAAAACACGCCAAGGCCCTGGGCCTGGCCACTTCGACGGTGAACAAATGGCAGGAACCATCCACCGACTTCAATGACAGCGGCTCTTATAATCCCCTTGACCGCATCGAGACAATCATCAAGACTTCCCTGGAGATGGGGACCCCCGCTGATGCGGCGACGATTCCCGTCCAATACCTAGCCCAACGCTTCAACCTATTCGTTACTCCCCTCCCCCCAACCAACCCCGGCCTGCCTAATATTATCGAGCAGATACACAAGACAACCCGCGGATTCGCGGAACTGATCAAGGTATCCTCGGATGCCATCGAAGACGGCAGGTTCCCCCCTGAAACACGTCTGTGCATTGAGAAGGAGGGGATTCATCTTTTAACCGCTGTTTCTACGCTCATAAAAATGATCCGGGAGAAGGGCCGATGATACCTGTGAATATCCTTCAGGAGTTGATCGAGCAAGGCAAGAGGATGGAGGCGAAGCTGGACGAATTACACGCCAGGTTGGACAAGGCCATGGAGCGTGAGCCGGATGGAATTATGACGGACCGGGACCTTAACCATATCCTTATGCAGGATGACATTATCGCCGGGATCGACGCCTGGAACAAGGACCACAGGCCTCCCAGGCGGCCAAGGAGGGCGGCATGAGAAGCAAGGCTGAAGGTCTGGCCGAGAAGTTATGGGGCGGGCTTGCTATCGGGATCATCCTTTTTACCATTGCTTTTCTGCCATCGGACCCGGAAGCGGAGCAGAAGGCGACCCAAGGGCCTGATGCGCGGCAGCGGGCGGAGATAGTGAGCCGCCAGAAGATGAGCCGGGCCGAGGCGGAGATGCTCCGGATGTACGGATGGGACCGTGAGCCGAAACGCCGCATGGTGATCGTAGATGGGGCGGATGGGGAACCTTACCTGGTTGAATGGAGACCTGCCAAACATTAATCTCACACAGAACATGGAGGAAACCAATGTTGGTGAATATTCTTTGTTTGTTTGTGGGCGGCTTTATGGGAATGATGGTTACGGCTCTTTGCAGTGTGAATAAATGCAATGATTGTTCTTACCGGACGATTGTACGCAATGAGATTTATCCTGAAATGGATAAAGAGACTACCTGAGATGGCAGCGCCGGCTAACAACAGATATCTGACGCCGTGCGACCGTTGCCGGGCGATTTTCTGCCGCCAGCGGGTTGATTTCCTTCGCAGGTATGCCTTTTCAATGTTTGATGACCCGGCCGAGTGCCCGGATTTCGAGGAACGCACATTCCACGGCCTGGATGGAGTAAGGCCATAACGGTTTCCCAGGGCAGGGGTAGCACCCCGCCGGACGCCTCGCCGGCAGCCCTGGGGATATTTATCAATGAGGCAAAATCCCCCCTACCCCCCTTTCCAAAGGGGGGAGAGGCTAGGAGGCTTTATGAAATATTTGTCCGAGAAAGAGGAAAAGACGCTGATCCGCACGGTGCGGGAAGTCAAGGGGAAGAAGGCGGAACGGGACCATGTGATCATCCGCATTGGTCTCGGCCTTGCCTTACGAGCCGGAGAACTTGCAGGGCTGACGGTCGGCGACGTAAGAAACCGTGAAACCCTTTACGTCCGACCGGAGATAGCCAAGATGAACTCGGCCGGGACCGTGCCGATCTCCAGGGATCTCCAGGCGCTGATTCGCAATTTCATCAAGCTGAAACTGATCTGGAAGGAGCCGATCAACGACACGGCCCCGCTTTTTGTTTCCCGCAACGGAGACCCCCTATCGAAGCGGAGCCTCCAGGAGTCTATCGAAAACTGGATGATCTTCTCCGGCCTCACCACTACCAGGGGTGACGATATAATCCCCCTCTACTCCACCCACAGCCTGCGCCATTCCTGCCTGATGCGGATGCGCGAGCGGGGCGTGCGGATCGAGACTATTCAGAAATTCGCCCGCCACAAGTCGCTGGCATCGACGGGGATCTATACCGAGGCGACGCTGGAAGAAATGGCCGAAGCGGCCGAGATGCGGGGGTGACCATGCAACTGACCTGGAAACCTTGTGCGGAGGGATTACCTGACACGGACACTGCCGTTATGACTTTTTCGCCAGAAAGCAGCGATCCCATCTGGCCGGCTTATCATACTGGCGAGGAGTGGTGGGGGCTGGACAATATGCCGAGGCAGATGGAAGTCACCCACTGGATGGATTTCCCTAAACCACCGATAACAGGAGGCGACAATGAGCGGTAAAAACTGCGCCACGTGCGCGCATGCGACCAAGAAATGCAATGAAGAGCCTTGCAAGAAGTGCTATGACGACCAGGCCAAGGGAAACCGGTTTCCGGGGTGGGAGCCGAAGAAATGAGCGAGCATAAGCATTTCAACAGCGGCTGCGTATTCGGGCGGGTGGCGGAGGAGCCGAAAAAGGACACCTCGGCGGACGGCAGGGAATATATCTCTTTCAAGGTGAACGTGTCCGGCGCGAAATCCGGCCAGGTTACCGCTTATTGCCGTCTCTGGACGGCGGAGCGGGTTGTCCCCTTCCTCTCCCATTATCGCAAGTCCCCGCACTCTCCAATCTTCCTGAAGGGTTTTTTCGGCCAGTACAAGGACGACAAGAACAATTTTCTTTCGAACTTCACCGTATTCCAATGGGAGGCACGCGACCAGGTCGACCCCAGGGCGGTGTTCATTCTGCGCGGGCTGGTGGATCTCCCTACCGATACCACGGACGGCGGCCAGCGCATACTCTTTTCGGTTACCCGCGAGGGGCAGAAACCGGAGGAGTTCGAGCTGTGGGCGCCGGGGGAGATGCTCCTCGATCGCGTTGAGGCCGGACAGGTCCTGGAGGTGAAAGGATACGTGCGGCAGGCGGAAACGGAGGATGAGTTCGGCGGGTCCGCCGGGCCGGTCCGAGCGTATGTGCATCAGCTGAAGGTGCTGGAATGAGCGGGGATGAACGCTCCAGCTATGTCAGGGACCTGTGCGAGAGGATCAACAAGGTGATCGCCGACAAGTGGCCGGCGGCGCTGAATGGCGAGGGTAATCCCTTCACCCGGGCGCGGGAAACGAATGCTGAACTGATGGTGAAGTGCGAGGCCCAGGGAGAGGAGATCAATAGCCTCTGGCTCAACCTGGCCCCCCTGGATAAATTCAAGGCGGCCTGCACGGAATGGGGCCGGACGGTGCTGGAGATCCACCGGCTGTTCGCGGTGGAGATGAAGGGGCAAGGGTGAACGGCTAGCCCCCTGACCCGCCCGGCGGTGTTTGCCGGGTCGGAGTCCTGGGGCTGGTTGTATCGCGGTTGGCTATTTCGGTGGATCAGGGACGGGTTTACGGCGTTTGGCAGCAGAGACGGCCCCCGCTTGTTTCCGCTGCTCTACCATAGCAGGGGTTACAGGCCGTGAGCGGCGAGCGAGAAGTTGCGCGGGGCTACCCTCAGCCCCGCAGGAAACACATTTGACTATGGAGTGATCGCACATGTTACGCAACCTCGGCAGACAATTTTTTGAACCAGCGGCGGGCCGTCTGATAGGTGCGGCCATTGGCAACGTAGGCAATGCCGCTGACAGAAATCCGACCGAACCATGTTCCGGAATCCGGGGCGTCAGCAGGAATCGCGTTGTAGACCTGACCACGATCCCTGTCAATTCTGACAACGTAGAACCGATGCTCTTTTTGGGTTTCGGCGTCATCGCGGGTAATTTCAACCAGGGCAATTCCGTTTTCCTCTGCAACGATGTTTTTGCTGTGGGTTTCAGATTTGATCGACATGGTGTGGCCTCCTGATTTGGTTTGTGCTGCATTGTTGATACTATTATATCACGTAGCGCTACGTTGTCAAGAGGTAACAAAATTATTTTTGATTAATTTACGAAATAACTTGAGCGATACAACGACAAAGCGCACCGGCAAGCGGAGCGCAGACCGTGTGCCGCGACTGGTTATCCCCGGTCGCTGCAATATCGAAAGGAGAAAGAGCATGTCTGATACAAAGAAATTTACTCTGCGGACACTGTTGACTGTGACCACTGGCCGGTTGCTGACCGAAGGCAAGGGAGATCGTGACAACGGCATCGGTGATCTGTACGAACTCCTTGGGTGGATGACCGACGATTCCCCGTTCACTCACCAACTCGGCAGATTCTCGGACGAATGCAAGCCTCACATACTGGCATGGTTCCCAGAGATTGCCGTTGCTGGAGTCTGTCTTGATAAGCTGGACGCCTGGCTTAAATCTGCACCGACCTGCCCAAGCGAAGGAATCAAGATGTGGTTGGCGGAACTCAAGATGATGTTTCCCGAAATTAAGGACGAATACGAAGTTCCTAAAATTCCGAAAGAGTATCACACGCCGAAGAATCCGATTTCTGAACTGGCTGAGATGATGCAATAGGGGATAACAATCATTATCTAACTGATCCGGCTTGATAATCTTTCTGGAGTCAATCATGAATACTGCCTTAAAATCTAATATTTATCCCTTTCAACGGCCTGATAATGCCCCGCCGAAAAGCGGACAGCAGATTAAAAAGGAGCAACTGCTGGATAAACTTTCCAAGGCGATCCGGCTGAAGCATTATTCCAAGGCGACTGAGCGGTCTTATGTTGGATATGTGGCGGATTTCATAGATTTCAGGCTGGAGCGCCGATCAGAGGCGCAGGGTGCGAAAGCTATCGAGGAATACCTCACTTACCTGGCTATTCAGAAAAAGGTTGCCGCGTCGACGCAAAATGTCGCCTTTAATGCCCTTCTCTTCTTTTACCGGCGGGTGCTCGGGGTTGAGCCGGGCGAGATCAACGCCTGCCGGGCCAAGAAGCCGGAGCGGCTGCCGGTGGTTTGTACCCGCGAGGAGGTTGCCGCTATCCTGGATCACCTGAAGGGCGACTACTGGCTGGTGGTGGCTTTGCTGTATGGTTGCGGCCTGCGGGCGGAGGTGGACGGGCTTTCCCTTCAGGTGAAGGATGTCGATTTCGGACAGCGCACGGTGACTGTGCGGGAAAGCAAGGGGGGCAGCGCCCGGGTGTTGACTCTGCCCGATTATCTTTTCGAGCGCCTGCAGCGGCATGTGCAGAAGGTGAAGACGATCCACGAGATGGATCTGCGCGAGGGCTGGGGAGCGGTGGAATTGCCCGGCGCCTTGGCCCGGAAATACCCCAACGCCAACAGGGAATTCGGCTGGCAATATCTCTTCCCGGCGGCCACACGCTGGGTCAATCAGGAAACCGGCCAGCAGGGGCGTTACCACATCCACGAGACGGCGATCCAGAAGGCGGTCGCCTCTGCCCGCAAAGCAGCCGGCATTTACAAGCACGTCACTCCCCACACTTTCCGCCATAGCTACGCAACCCACCTTTTGGAGGATGGCGAAACCATCCGCACGGTCCAGGAACTCCTGGGGCACAAGAACGTCAAAACGACCATGATTTATACCCATGTGATGCAGAAGAAGTCAGCGATCAACAGCCCGTTGGACAGGTTGTTCAAAAAGGCATAAAAGAGGCAATGCTATCCCCTGCACTGCCGCGAGAAATGGGCTTGTAGGGCAAATATGGAGGTCGGATTTTGAGCACGAATGCAGCAATCTTCTCTTGGGCACTGACGGCAGTGAGTCTCTTCGGCACGATGCTTAATATCCGTCTGGATCGCCGCTGTTTTTATATCTGGTCTGTTACTAACGCCTGTTGGATGATGTTCAATCTCCTGATCGGACAGTATGCACAGGCTTTTCTTTACCTGGTGAATTTTGCCCTTGCCATCTGGGGTGTCATCGAGTGGCAGCGCCGGCAGAAGGCTGCCCTATGAGCGACGATTTCGCCCGGGTGAAGTCTGCCCTCAATATCCAGACCCTCATCACCTCCGAAAGCGGCCTGACGATGAAAGGCAAGCACCTGGAGGAGTGCCCGTTCTGCAAGGGTCATGAATGCTTTTCGATCCGCGAAGCGCAAGGTTCCTACAACTGCTTCCAGTGCCCGCCAGGGGAGTCCGGAGGGGACGTGTTCACGTTCCTGCAGAGGTATCATAACATCGAACCCGCCGAAGCGCTCAAGCGCGCGGCGGAACTCGCGCATATAATCATTGAAGAGAAGGGGACTGAGCGCAAGCAGCGGTTTTCCGCGGCCGAAAAAATACGCCTTTTCGCGGCCCAGCACTATCATGAGCACATGCTGGACAATGGCGGGAAGAGTTATCTCCTGGAGATACGCGGTCACAAGCTGGAGACCCTGAAAAAGGAGATGGTAGGGATCGCGGACGGACGGCTGCTCGATCATCTGCGCAAGGCGGGGTTTGATGACAAGGATATCCTGGAAAGCGGCCTGATTACAGAGCGGAAGGTCGGCGATGAAAACAGGATCCTCGATTTCTTCAAGAAGGGCCTTGTTGTCTTTCCCCACTACTCCGGAGATAAGGTCCTGCATTTCACCCAGAAGGATCCCGAGCCGGACCCGGAGAAAAAGCTCAAGTATCAGATGAAGAACGAATTCCGCGCCAAGAACTGGCTGTTTTACGGCCAGGACGCGCTGGAGAAGTTCATCGAGATCATCCTGGTGGAGGGGGAAAACGACCGCCTCCAGGTGCTGAATACCGGGATCGGCTATGTGATGGCGATGATCGGCCAGATCTCCGACGAGCAGAAAAAGGCCCTGGGCAACCGCTGCCGCGGCAAACACCTTTATCTCTGGGTAGATAATGATGAGGCGGGTAAAAAGTATGTCCGGAGCATCTGCAAGGCACTCACCGACATCAATATCCGTATCATGGTCTATGGCAAGCCGGACGATGATCCGGACAGCTGGCTGAAGGGGATACCCGAGGGTGAAAGGCGGGGTGAAATTAAAAAGCTGCAGCTGGAGGCTCTTGACTACATCGCCTGGGAGCTGCTGCAACTGGAGGCGCTTCCGTCCCTGGAGGCGAAACTGAAGGAGCTGAAGGATAAGGAAGTCTTCAAGCTCATCACCCAGCGCTCAGAGATCGAGCAGCAGATCTACATGGAGAAGCTGGAAAAGATCGGCTTCTCGAAAAAGGCGATCGAGCAGGCCCTGGATTTCAGCCAGGAACTCTACACGCTTGTTTCACAGTATTTCGCAGAGATATCCAGCCCCAAGGATGCGGACCCGAACACGGTGGCCGCCATCATCTACAAGTATTTCGCCGAGCACGGCCGGTTCTATTTCGATGCGACGAACACGGTCTATCTCATCTACAAAAACAAGACCTATGAAGTGGGAAATAATAGGGAATTCAATTCCCTGATGCATAAATTGACGAAGATGCTCTATAACCGCGCTCCCGGGAACATGGTCTGGGAAGCGATCGCATGCATCGCCTATAACCACGGCCGGCGCATCGATCGGGCGTCCTGGATCATGACGGACGACGTGCGGGGCATTATCTGGACGAACCTGAACGGGCCGAACAACACCATCCTGCGGATCTCCCAGGAGGGCGTGAAGGAAATGACGAACGGCATGAATGACGATCACGTGCTGTTGTCATCTTCGGCGGAGATCAAACTGTTCAATTTCCTGCCCGACGCGGACATCCAAGAGGGAATGGATTATTTTAAAACCTTAATAATGGATAATTTCGCATGTGATAAGAAACAGAGATATTTTATAACATGTGGAGTTATATCAACTTTTTTATTAGAAACGATCTCAAACCAAGCACATTTTAAACTCGGAGGCTCATCGGGCGGGGGGAAATCTACCGCGACAGAATTTATAAGTGCTTTTCTTTATGGCAAGGAATCATTGGAAGATCCCACAGGCGCCGCTGCCGCTTCAGTAGCCGCAGAAAACCCGATTTTAATATTCGATAATCTTGAAAAAAAGGATTTAACTCGTACTGTTGAGAAATTGTTATTGAATGCAGCAAATCGGACTGCAAAAAGAAAGCGAACAACAGGAAGCAATAGCGGCACCATGACAGAAATCCCAAGGGCTTTAATTTTCATCACAGCAATTGAGCCATTTACATTGCCTGAATTGATCAATAGAACATATGATTTTTGGTTTGATCGAAAAAACCCAAAATTTGGGACAAAAGTTCTTCCAAAAGCAGAAATATTCCGGCAAATCAAGAGAAAACGGGATATTATGCTTTCCGCTCTAATTAAATTCATCCAGCAAGAAATTCTCCCAAACCTTAGCCAAACAACTGATTATATGAATCTGTTATCCTTGGATTATCCCGGACATTCTAAAGACCGCACAAATGAATATCTTTCTCTACTTTTTCTAATTCTGCATAAACTCCTTCCTTATATTCCGTTTTACGATAAAGACGAACAAGCCCTTTTGGGTGGCCTGAAAGATGATTCTGGTAAATACTCCCTGGAGGAGAAGGACATCCGCGATGCCTGGATCAAGGAGCAGGATGCCAAGGCGAAGGATACGGAGGTCACCAGCAATAATATCCTGAAGCTGTTCGACGGCCTTGTGCGTGAGTATTTGCTTTATTTCAAGGACAAGAAGTTGGAGCCTACCATCGAGAACGGTTTCGAAAAGAAGGTCTTCAAAATGGAGCATCCGGAGTACGGTCTACCTCTATTTAAGACCGTGCCGGAAGATGTAGAGATCGATGGCGAACGCTACGAGACATCAGTAATCGAGTTCGTGGCCAAGTCATCCGATATCGTGGCCGCCCTGGATCGCTTTTGCAAGAACAACGGCCTGCGCAATCCCTACCCCGACGCGGCAGTGTTCGGCGCCAGGCTGGAGAACGATTTGAAGATACTTGAGAAAGGCGGCTGGAATAGGATCACGAAGCCGGGCAAGGAACCGTATTTCAAGACGAACAAAGGTTACAACTTCTTTAAGTTCCAGCATAAGCTGGTAAGGTGAGCAGTGGGGTGAAAGTCTCCCGGAAAGGGTGAGACCAGGCGTGAAAGTGTGGCGATTTTGCCTCACTTCTCTTTTTTTCTTAGCATTTTCAAGGGTGCCTGGACATATTTGTAAAACACTTTCACACTTTCACCATTTTACCTTATTCTTTAATATTATTAGTTAGTTAGTTGGGGTGAAAGTCTGGTGAAAGTCTGGTGAAAGTCTGGTGAAAGTCTGGTGAATCTTGCGGCCTGTTTTGAACTTTCACCCCAACGTAAAGCCGCACTGGTCAAGGGTTTGCGGCATGGGGTGAAAGGGGTGAAACTCTGAGAGTGTCCACCACCCTGTCGGAATCGCTAGTGTGAAGTTATCAATTCATCGGGTTCAGCGGGCCGCAGGCCTTCAGTTGATCCCGATAAAATAGGTTATACGAATATTAAAAAGATCATGTTAAGGCCCCTTAAACGCACCATAGTCAAAAGTTTAGGCTAACTCTGTGCGGGCTCGGTTCGCTAGATTTGTAAAAAATAGGCTAGAATGAACCGAAAGCGAAGCGGAATCCACCGCACTTTATTACAAACTGTGCGGTTCAGGCATCAGTCAGATATCATAATTCAATACTTTAGAGGTTGTGTGATTATGCAAATGTGCGGTTCAATTCGGATGGATCAGGGTCCAGGGTGCCACCCCCCCTTAAAAAATCCCGGTCGAGATTCAAATCTCCCCCCCTATAGCTTCCTATTATCGTTGCTATATTCTAAAACCCTTTTTAAAAAGCCGGGGGTCTGGGGGTTTTTGTTGGAAAGTGGGGGGCTCGGGGGGATTTATGACTCTTGACGCCCTCCTCTTCGCCTGGATGGAATTCCTGAGCATTCAGAAAGGCCAGCGGCCTAGCACCGTGGCGCATTACGAGAAGGTCGTCCGCTCTTTCTTCACCTGGACTGGCGTTGACGGGCTTCCTCCTCTTTCCCCGGACAAGATCAGCCGGGATATCATCGGCGAATGGCTGAAAGACCTCTTTTACGAGCATAAGAACATCCGGCCCGCGACTCGGGCCTCCAAGCTCTCCGCTCTCCGCTCCTTTTTCGCCTGGCTCCGCTATGCCGGGCATATTGCCGTTGACCCTACCCAGGGGATTCCATCCCCCAAGGTCCAGGACACTCTCCCGCAGAAATTCAGCACCGAGGAACTCCAGCTCCTCTTTGCGGCTCCGCGGCGTGACAAGATCATGGGGCTGCGCGATCTGGCCCTGTTGAAGACCCTCTATGCGGCCGGGCCCCGAGTCTCCGAGTTGGTCAACCTGGACATAAACCATGTTGTCGATTCCGGCGGGTATATCCGCCTGCAGATCATCGACGGCAAGGGGGGGAAGAGCAGGACAATCACCATGCGGACAAATCCCAGCCGGTCGCTCCGGGAATGGCTGAATATCCGGCGCACGATAGACACCCCGGACCCGGCGCTCTTCATTCGCCTGAAAGGCCCTCCCAACAGACTGACGACCAAGAGCGCCCAGAATATCCTCAAGAAATACGCCAGGATCATCGGCATTGACGACCTGGAGGCCTTTTGCCACAAGATGAGGGCTACCTTTGCCTCCGACCTTTATGACAGCGGGAACGACCATTGCCCGCATTGCAGGCGGCAGATAACCTATGTCGGCCCCGTCGAGGTTGCCATGCTGCTCGGACACGAACCGACCGACCTGGCCACCGTCATGCGTTACATTGCCATATCCGACCGGGTGTTGAGAAAGACGGCCATACCTGACAGGCGGTTCAACGAGATAGAGGAAGGGGGGAAAAGTGTCCAGATTGGAGCACAGAGAGGTAATCAGGGAACTGTTTGACCGGCTGCGCGAGGAATTCGGGCATGAGGCCCCAAGGATCATCCAGATACTTGTCGAAGCGGTCGGCGGGATGCAGATAAGAATCCCCGATCTCTCGTACCTTTACCGTCAGGAGCGCAACCGGCGGATCAGGAACGAATTCAACGGGCGGAATCATGAGGAGCTGGCCATAAAGTACAGGTTGAAGATCCGGTGGGTGCGAAGAATCATAAACTCGCAAAAATAGTGTCCTGAATTGGCCGAAGAGGACACATTTCTCTGATAAATTGGAGGCATCAGCATAGTGGACCGCACATTTTATTTGACAATTCTAAAGTCTTTGGATATTCTTTCGGTATCCAAAAAACCCAAGGGGCGCCGCTCCCTATAGCGGCCGTTTCATTTCCAGGCACCTGACATAGCCTGGAAACACACCGACGCTGGTTGTACCGACGCGCCGGTAGAGATGCGCCCTAACCGTAAGGCGGGCGGCGGTCCCTTGGGTCCGTGGATAGTCTCTACCGGCGCGTTTTTTTGCGTCAAAATCCAAAAACCCAAGGAGGTAAGTCATGGAAACAGCAGCGGAAAGAAGTTTTACGGTAGTACAGAGTTCAGCTTCAAGGAGTCGGCACCCACCATCCGGGCGATGATGGACCGGAACGGGGACCCATGGTTTGTGGCGACTGATGTCGCTGACATTTTGAATTTCCGGGATGCCAGTAACGCGGCTCAAACCCTCAAAAATGATGAAAAGGGTACTTATAAAGTAAGTACCCTTCGCGGCGATCAGGAGGTGATTATCATCAACCTCTCCGGTCTTTACCGCCTCATTTTCCGGTCCAACAAACCGGAGGCGGAGCTTTTTAGGCAGTGGGTCTTTAATGAAGTCCTCCCCGCCCTTCACCGGGTCGGCATGTATGGCGTCCCCCTCAATATGGAAGTCCCGGAGGCACCGGAAGAGGCCCTGGCGCTCTGGGTCTATCTGGACAAGCAGCAGGAATCGCTGCAATCACGCCTGCGGTCCATCCGCGACCTGAAAAAATCCGCCATGGCGCGGGTAAAGCAGAGCGCGCAGCCTTACCACATCCCCCTCGGCAAGCAGATCGGCCTCTTCTCGGGGGTGGAATCATGACAAGCCTGAAAGTGGTCAAACACGGCAAGGCCAGTGGAAAAGAACGAATCTATGCCGGGCCGGAAGCCGTATTTTTGAGATGCAACGATTTATGCCGCATGGACCGTGAACATTTCATAGTGATTCATCTCGATTCCCAAAACCATCTTATCGCCAGGGAAACCGTCGCTATCGGCGGGCTCAACACAGCCCATGTGCCGACCAGGGAAGTCTTCAAGGGCGCTGTTCTGAACGGCAGCGCCGCCCTGATCCTGGTCCACAACCACCCATCCGGCGACCCGAAGCCAAGCCGCAACGATTACGAGTTCACCCGCCGCCTCAAACGGGCGGGGGCGCTGATGGGCATTACGATACTGGACCACATCATAATCGGAGAATATATTTTTCACAGTATGAGGTGGCAAGACGATGCATGGTGGCTAGGGATGAACGCCGCTTAGATAGAAACCTTCAAATAGTGTCCTGTTTGCCACAAACAGGACCTTGATTTCTGATATGCAAGCCCTCATGAGGTGGAGAAGCATCCACCCGGAGGGCTTTTTTATGTCTACAACCACTAACCTTGTTGAAATACTCGAAAAGAATATCCAGGCGAAGCTGGACAGGGGCGAGACCTCCGTCGCCAAAGAGCTGCGCGAACTCCACGACCTGAAAGCCCTCCTCGAAAAAGACAAACCTTCTGAATCAATCCGCGAAGGCGAACCCGTCCGCGTCAAGCGCTCCTACACCATGACCGAAGCGGCCCGCGCCCAGCGTCAGGCCGCCGCCGCCATGTCCACCGGCCCGACCACCTTGGCGGGCAAGGCCGCCAGCTCGAAAAACGCCTGGAAGCACGGCAAATTCGCACAGTCCCGCATTCTCGGCCTCGGCAAGCCCTGCAAATCCACCTGCCCGGACTTCCCCTGTTCGCTGGTGGAAGAGGGGCGCTGTACCCCCGGCGCCGACTGCCTGGACAAGGAGCACCTGATTGAAGCCTGCCTGGCCATCGAGCGGGCGCTGAAAGAACAGGATTTCGGCAATTTCCATGACCTGATGGTGATGGAGCTGGGGGAAACCCTGCAGGTCGTCCGCGAACTGCGCGCCTCCATTCTGGAGCATGGCGCGGTGATGGAGTCCGCCCACTTCGACAAGGAAGGCAAGGTCATCGGCTACGAGCTGAAGCCCCACCCCTCCCTTCTCGCCCTGCCGAACCTGATGAAGAACCTGGGGATATCCTTCACCGACTTCATGATGACCCCGGCCGCCGTGGAGCGGAAGAAGAGCGGGCAGGAAGCGGCGGAAACCCTCGCCGACATCCTTTCCGGCATCAACCGGAAGGTCAAGCAGGCGGAAGATGCAGGCCGTTGATCTCCTTGCCGGCCTCGGCAAAGAGATCGTCGTCCCCCGCGAATCCTTTGAGGCGGCGCTGGAGCGTTTCGGCTGGTCATGGCATCAGGCGGCCCGCGGCGAGCTTCCTTCCCCCTTCTCTTCCCTGGACGAGTTCCAGCTTTGGATAATATCTTCCGACCCGGTGTTGTGGAGCGACCGCTATCTGATCGACCCGGACGATCCGGACCGCCCCTGGACCTTCTGGGATTACCAGGAAGAATCGATCCGCTACCACGGCAATACCCTGCACGAATGCGGCGCGGAAGTCGGCAAGACCCGCGAGATCATCGCCTATATCCTGTGGAAGGCGTTCAACGTCCCCAACGGCTCCGGTCTGGTCACCGCGCCGATGACCATCCACCTGATGGAGATCATCGACAACCTGGAGCAGCAGCTCGCCCACAATGCCCGCCTGGGCAAGGCCCTTGTCCTTCACCGCAAGCAGCCCCACCACCACATGAAGTTTTCCAACGGCTTCAAGGTCGATTTCCGCCCCACCGGTCACGACGGCGAGGCCCTGCGCGGCGTCCACGTCTCCACCTTCGCCATGGTGGACGAGGCGGCGAAGATCAAGAACCCCTCGGTCTGGAAGGAATTCTGGCGGGCCAGCAAGCCCGGCTGCGTCCACAAGTGCTACAGCACCCCGGACGGCGACCGCTCCACGGTCTTTTACCGGCTCTGCCAGAAGGCGGACGGGAAACTGAAAGAGGACGAAAAGGCCGATGATGTGGGGCTCAAAAACCTCGAATTCCGGAAATTCCACTGGAGCAAGGAGCTTATGCCGCCCCCCTTCTGGACCCCGGAGCGGCGGCGCTTCTATATCGACCAGTACGGCGGCGAGGACTCCCCCGGCTACCAGCAGAACGTGCTCGGCAACTGGGGAGACCCGGAAAACAGCGTATTCCCCTGGTATCAGTTCCAGCGGCTTCTTCATGACGTGCCCGAGTATCGGTGTTTGAAAATTCTGGTGGATGAGAGTCATGGGGAGGTGTCGATTTATGGGTATGAACTGGTGAGGCCGCATAACCCCCCCGTCCTGTCGGACACCCCCCCTTATCTTAAGGGGGGGAGGGGGGGGGTTACATTATCCAAACCCGAACCCGTCACGCTCATCGACAAGCGGGTCAGCAAGCACGGCTTTGACATCGCGGCGGAGATAAAGAGCTTTTTCGATCCCCTCCCCGGCCTCTGTTTCGGTGGCGCGGACCTGGGCTTTTCCCAGGACCCGACGGAAATCTATATCAAGCTCGTTTACGGCAAGGCCCACCGCCTCATCTGCCGGGTGCAGTTGAAGGGGGTCACCTATGACCAGCAGGCCGACGCCATCGACGCCCTGGACGATATCTATGACGCCGGACAGAACAAGATGGGATGGGGGCTCGACTTCGGCAACGCCGGGTCCGCCGTAGTTCATATCCTCCAGGGGCAGGAAAAGTATGCTGCAAAGGATTACGAGGACCGCCTGACCGGCTACCAGTTTGGCGCGGCCTATGACGCCATCAGTGAAGATGGCGAGACCATCATCGACAAGAAGAACGACAAGCCCGTGCGCCTTACCGCCAAGGAGCTGTCCACCGACCTGCTCACGACCAAGATGCAGCGGGTGGAACTGCAATACCCGTTCGACCCGGACATCATCTTATATTACCCGAGCCACACTTACCGCAACGGCCAGAACCGGCGCATATACAAGGACATTGACGACCATGTGATCGACGCCGACCGGGTGTTGACCTTGCGCATCGTGCTGCCGGGCGAAATACAGGAAGACCTTTTCGCGTGTGGTTGACCCACAATGTAGGGGCGTTTCGCGAACCGCCCGGAGGACCTTATGAAAATATTCGGCTTCAACATCACCCGGGCCAAGGCGCCGGCGCCGGACGTGGCCACCCGGACGCAATACTCCACTACCGCGGCGCAGGGTCCGCTTACCCCATGGTTCCAGGATTATTACCTGCGCAAAGTCTCCGGCGATTTTTATGAGGCCCTGCGCGAGGGTATTCCGGTCATCGACGCGGCGATCCGCCGGCTGATCTCCCTGAACGGCACCATCAAGGTCATCGGCACGAACGGCCCCCTGGTGAGCGAGCTGGAGGAGTTCTGCATAAACGTCCCGGTCAACGATCACCAGAAAGGGATACACGCTTTCCTGGAAAACTTCAGCAATGAAGTGTTCGAACAGGGCTTCGCGCTTCCCGAATTCATCGCCACCCCCGGGCTTGACGATATCGCCCAGCTGCGCGTACCCGATTCCAAGCAGATCATCTTCCGGCGGAACAACGACGGCGCCACCGAGCCGTGGTATCGCTACATAAACAGCTTCCTCCCGGCCTCCGTTACCCGTTACACCTCCCCCCAGACCCTGGTAGAGCGGATACTCACCGCAACCTATAACCAGGCGTGTTACATCAATAGCGGCTGGGAAGTGAAATTGAACCCGGCCAACAAGCTCTATTTCTCGATAAATAACGAAAATGCGGACCCCTATGGCGTGTCCCTTATGCGTTCCATGGAGTTCTGCGCGAAACTGCTGATGACCATGCAGAATTCACTCGGCAATGTCTGGGAGCGTTTCGGCGACCCCTCCTATCACGTAAATTATAAGACCACGAAAAGGGACCTGGGGGGCACCGACCTGGAGTCCCGCCGCCAGAAGATACAGACCGACTTCGACAATGCCATACGGGCCAAACGTGCCGGTAAATCGGCGGACTTTGTAACCGCAGTCAACACCGATGCAGACTTGGAGATCAAAATCATCGGTTCGGATGGCCAGGTATTGGAACTGGAGGTCCCGGCCCAGCACGTACTCGACCAGATCGTCAGTAAGACCGGCCTCCCCCCCTGGATGCTAAGCGTCTCCAGCCGCACCGTCCAGGGGCTGGCCACGCTCGAAGTGGAAGCGGCCTTGCAGGATGCCAAGATTCGCCAACTCGCCATGCTCCCCGAGTTGGTCCGGCTCTTCTCCGTGTTCCTGCGTCTGCGCGGGCGCACCTGGAAGAGCATCAACCTTTCCGGAGACCCGGAGAAGCCGGGCGACTGGGGCATCATCTTCGAAACCCCGAACCTCCGCGACCTGGTGGCCCAGGCCCAGGCCCGTTTCTTGAACGCCCAGGCGGACCAGATGCAAAGCGCGGCCACCACCGTGCCGAGCATACCAAAGGCCCCACCACCGAAATCCGTAGGGGCGGTTCGCGAACCGCCCTTCCATACCTGCAAGGACATCCACGGCCAAAAAGAAGAACAGCGCCCCACCCCCTGGCCCGAGCTGGACAACGTGGAGACCGGCTACGAGAACCGCCTTAAAGCGGACTGGGAAGAACTGCGCGGCAAGATATTCACCATTGCCAGGCTGACCGACGCCGATATCGCCATGGGAATGACGGGCCAAAGATCCGTAGGGGCGGTTCGCGAACCGCCCTCGTCCAAAGACCCTGATCCCTTCACCTTCACCGAAGAGCAGCGCGCCCAAGTCTTCAAATCCCTGGAGGGCATGATCGGCGAATACGCGCCTGATGCCGCCGGCTCCCCCATCACTTGGTATTACGGCCAGAGCTACAGCCTCGGGCTCATCCAGGCGGCGCGGATGGTGGGAGCGGAGCGCCCCATCCTGGACATCATAAAAAACCGGGAGATATTCGCCGAGATGGTGAAGTCCGGATTCGAGTTGTTCAAGAACAACGCGGAACTTTCTGTCGGCAGCATCATCTCTGAGATGGAGGCCCACATGCTTGCCGGGAGCAATCCCCTTTCCGTGGCGGACCGGCTCAAAAGCAAGTTTAAGGGGCAAGATATTAATTGGGAACGACTGGCGAGGACGGAAATGTCCGGCGCCGCGGAACAGGCAAAGGTCAACGAGTGGAAGGAATGGGGGGTAAACGTCAAAAAAGCGATCATCGCCGGGCGTGACACCCACCCCCGCTGCCGCTGCGCCAACACGGTGGTACAGGTGGACGGCGAATGGCGGCTCAAGTTCTCCCCCGCCCCGGATGCGTGCGCACTCTGTTTTTCCCTGGCGACGTAAAGGAGGCGTCAAGAAATGTTCCAGATGCCAGGCGCGCAAGGGTGAGGAGTGAGGCGTACATATAGTACGCCGCAGCGGCAGAGCCCGCAGAGCAACGCCGCAGATGGTCATTTATTGGCGCTGAGGTAAAAAAGTGTCCTGTTTGCCCCAATTGAGACCTTGATTTCTGCTATAGGGCATGGGAACGCTGAAAAAAGTAAAAGAAACGGAGGAGTTATGGCCGACGAAGGCAAAACCGGGAAAATCACCTCTTCAGCTGAAAAGCCTTTCAAGGGGAACAAGGTCGAAAAGCAGAAGGGCCTTGATACCTCGGGCGCAAACTGTGTGATCACCCACAGGAATGGCCCGAAAAAGGCCTGGTATCGCGACGGCCACGAAATAGGTGTGGAAGATGCCTGACAGCCTCCGCCAAAAGGTATTCGGCCTGAAAATGGCCATGGGCGAAGGGGCCGAATGCACCCCCGAGATGCTGGCCAAGATAAACCGTTACGCCCTCACCCCGCTTAAGGCCGAGGATGTCTTTGTCCGGAAACTCCTCCTGGCCCACAACTGCATCGACCGGGACAACGAGCGGTTCCCGGACCAGATGCTTGAGCAGTTCGCCTCCTCCATCGTCGGTAAATCCCTCCTGATCGGCCACAACCGGAAAGAAACCGGCTGTGGCCTCTTTTTCGACGCCTACACCGAGACCATGGCGGCGGACCAGTTCAAGGGCATGACCGAAGAAGAGCCGAGGATTCCCGATGGGGTCGATGGGTGCAAGGTCCTCTGGGCATGGTTTTACACGCTCAAAACCGACAGCTCCTCCGAATGGCTCAAATGGATCGACGGAGGGATAACCCGGCACTGCTCCATCGGCTTTGCCGCCGCCGACCTGGTGGCCATCCGCAAGGACCCGAACGGCCCGGCCATGTATTGGGAATACGTCCCCCCCGGCGAAGCACTGGAAGGGTCCCTCGTCTGGCTCGGCGCACAGCCGGGCGCAGGCGCTTATAAACAGGCTTCACAGCCCGAAACCCAAAAAAGACAGGAGGAAAAGAGCATGAAAGAGTTTCTCGCAAGACTCGGGAAGGCTCTGGGGCTGTCGAAAGCCCTGGAGGAGGAGAACGCCGTCGAGGCCGTGACAAACGCCCTGGCAGCAAAGGATGCCGAAATAGCCGAATTGAAGAAGCTGGAGCCGCTGGCCGAGGAAGGAAAGGCCTACCGCAAGGGCATGATCGATGACTGCCTGAAATTCGGCGCGCTTATCGAGGAGATCCCGTCCGCCGCTGAAGAGCAGGCAAAGGAAGCGGCGTTCCTCGCCACCTTCCCCGTGGATAGGCTCAAGGTGATGCGCGACAAGTACGAGGCCAAAGCCCGCGAGAAGTTCCCGACCCATACTGTCTTCACCGGCAAGGACCAGACGGACCGGGAAAAGCAGGCGAAAGATGCCGAGACCAAGAGCGACGAATCCGGCAAGAGGAAAGACTTCACCCGCCCCGAGCACAACAATCTCTTCAAGATGGTAGGTCGATAAAAACCCTGTAGGGGCGGTTCGTGAACCGCCCTGGTTATTCATAATTTAACGAAAGAGAGGATAAATATATGTCGGTCAAAGTCAGAGAAGGGATGGAGCGGATACGCACCATCAAATACACCCATTCCAGCGCCACCGTAAAGGACACCATCTACTACCTTAACGGGATGGTCCTTCTGGCGCAGAATTCCGCCGACGCCAACGTCGAGAACGTTTTCATCGTCGCGGGCCTTATCGAGTACGCCAAGACCTCGGCCCAGGCATGGACCGGCGGCCAGAAGATCTACTGGGACGCGGGGAACAGCGTCTTCACCAACGTCTATGCAATCGGCCTCATCCTGGCCGGCTACGCCTACGAGGCCGCGGCCAACCCGACCGCTACCGGCTTCCTGGCCCTCTCCCCCGAGATGCGGGCCGCCTCCAACCCCACCCACTCCATAATCGCCTCCGGATCTTCCGCATCCGAGACCGACGCCGACGCCACCGTAACCGTCACCATCCCCGGCCTGGCGGCAACCGACAGGTGCGTTGCCAGCCTTCACGCAGCGGCCAACGCCGTTTACGTGACCAAGGTGGTCCCGACAGCCGACACGCTCACCATCACCCTTTCCGGCAACGGCGGGGCCGGCACGATAGTCGATTACATCTGCTGCCGGGCGGTAATCTGATCCACAGGGGGCGAAGCGCCCCCTTAACTATTTAAGACTACGGGAGGATAAACAAATGCCTTATATCAGACGAGACCCTTTCCACACCATGAAACTCTTCACCATCGAAACCTGCGAGGCGATGAAGGCCATGGACGTTCAGGAGCGCCGGCAGAAACTGTGCGGGCTCCTCACCGCGTTCTTCCAGAACAAGATGCCCCAGACCCCCCTAGCGGTAGAGATCGCCAAGGAAATGGGCGTTGACGAGGATCTGATCGTCAAGATGCTTGGGCTATTGGCCGCCAAGGGCGCCACAGGCCCCAGCGACGCGCCCAACCTGATGAATCGCGGCACCCCGGTCACAGCCGGCGTCTTTTACACCGCCCAGGTAGACCCGCTGCTTGACTTCGGGTTTGAAGAGCTGTTCGACTTTGTCGATATGCGTCAGAGCCTCCAGACCTCCTTCGACATCCTGGATGTTTCCAACCTCATCACCTTCGCCGAGGTGAAGAGCGGCGAGCGGATGAAGAAGTACGGCATCCAGGACGCGAAGTCCAGCGTCTCCAAGATGATCGTCGCCGCGGCCCTGGGGATCATGGACGACTGGATCAATTACGCCATGTACTGGAACCTGAACCAGGCGGCGGTGGAGGCCAAGTCCAAGTATTACGACAAAATGGCCACCGATCATTATGCGCTTATCGTCGCCGCGGCCCAGGCCCAGGCCTTCGCCACCGATGACATCGGCACCATCAACGCCGCCTGTGCCAGCATCCTTTCCGGCTGCGCAGCCAAGGGCTACACCCTCACGGGTAACGAAACCTTTGAACTCCGTGCCAACATCAGCCTGAAAGACAGGATAGAGAAGGCGTTCGCCCTGACCTTCAATTCGCCGGGGCCGACTACCCCGCGTCAACTCGTTTTTACCCTCAACCGGAAATACAGCACCAAGCTGCTCACCACCGAATATTACGTGGTGCTTGCTGGGCGGAAGATCAAGCGTGGCGTCTGGTCCGACCTTTCCGCCGAAACCGACCGCGATATCCTCATGCGCGGCACCGACGTGGCCTATTGCGGCGAATACAACGCCGGCGTCGGCGAAGTGCAGCAGGTAAGGAAGTGCGCGCTGTCGTAGTCGCGTAGGGGCGGTTCGTGAACCGCCCTTTACCCAAACAATCGGGCGGTTCGCTAACCGCCCCTACAAGTTCATCATGGCCAAGATCACCGCCCAAAATCTCAAAGACTTAGGCTTCGTCCCAGAGATGTTCGCCAACCAGAGCACCGGCACCTTTGACGCCTTCCTTGCAGCCGTCATAGATGAACAGGCAGAGCTTCTCACCGTGCGTATAGGACCCTCCCGCTATGCCGATACCGGGACCATGGCGATTTACGTCGCTTACGCCGAGAAATCCCTCTGCATCGCCGAATTATGGGACCGTCGCATAACCACGAAGTTGGGGCAGGCGAAATTCGGCGGAGAGACACAGGTCTCCACGGCCTTCGAGGAAAAGCAGCGGGATTACTGGCGCGGGGAAGGTGAAAGGATCATCTCGGCGAAGATCATCAGCGACTCCGCCGAGGA